ACGGAGAGGGGCCTTACCCCTCTTCGTGTGTTATTTCAGACGTTAGTCGTATTTTGCAATCAACACGTCAAATGTATTTTACATTAGTGACGTTTCTAGTGAAGCATTCTAGACTTTGTCTGAATGTTAGAGCACGTAAGTGCGTTTGTATTGTTATTGTAAGTTCGATTATATTTTGAATAGCAAAATTTCTACTGATCATTAATTTCTTTCTTTATTTCTTATTAAAGATCAAAACTTTATTATATGTTTTGAGTAATTATTAAATCGATAATGATCAAAATTTGAATGTTAATCAATAGATTACAATAAACTTAAGTATGTAAGTACGTGACATCTGATGTTCACGCGTTCATGAGTTTATTTGGAAAATTGATTTGTTTTAGATTTTGTGACCCATAACACCCCGCTTTTATTAATACTTTGGCGGTATATCATATTTATTATGTATAAGAAGGGGAACTTTGGTAACCAACCCAATTAGTACCTTCTCTTAATAAATTAAATGTATGTGAGTAAACACCCAAATCCTCTGTTAAATATCAAAATGAAAGAGTTTCAAGTGAATTTAATATGTATTCTATGTTACTGACCCAACGTACAGGGAAATAACCTCTGAGTCTAAACATTTATATTTACTTTTAAATTTTATCCGAAGTTCAATTTAAGGAAGAACCTTTGCGAACGTATGTAGGATTATATTTTGAGAGAGTATGCGATAACTCTCCAAGGTTAAGATTTAACACTCGTAGACCATAACGTATGTCGTTGTTTAGTGATTTAAGTTTAGGATTTTACTATAAAATCCAACCTAAGAAAGATTTTATTCTTTCAACCAATTATAATACTAACTCTAGTATTACTAAGCGTTTAATTGAAGTTTGTTTCAAACAAAATCGTTTTAGAATTTATGCTGATAACAAACAGCTATTAACCGTTACTTTAGCTTTACACTTGCCTGACATTAAATATATTAGAGTACATGCATCAACAACTTCAGATTTATACTTAGTTGCTGATCAATATTTAGAAAATGTTACACTCTTTTTCCAGAATAAGGCTTTGTCTCGTAATCCAATTTCTTTATTAGATTATAATATATTTTCTAATAACGAGATCGACTGTCAAGTTTTTCCTCTTTTAGGGGGATGTCATCTTGCCAAAAGGATTATTTTAGGTTCTGATCGTTTGAGTGATAATTTTATGAGATTTTATACAGCAACGTATACCTCAGATTTATATCAATTAGTTGATATTGTTTTAAAAGATTACACTTTATATTTTAATGGTAAACCATTGTCTCGTCGTTGTGTATTATTAGACGATTATAACATAAAAGATAACTCCATTATATTAATCAAAGAATATTGCCTGTATGGTGGAGGGTGGTCTTTTAATACTACAATTATAACGAAATATTTTAATAATAAAAAAGATTTTGATTGGACTGCTGATTTAGTAGAATCACTTCTGTTATTAGTCCAAGATTTATATCAATCTGTTAATGGTACTACTCCTCGTGTGGGTGTATCTATGGCTATGTTAAGATTTATTAAGATGCGAACTTCAAAGTCCATCTTTCTGACTCTATACAATACTGAATTCTCGCCAATGTTAGATGATCTGGATTTCTTTAATGATCAGAGTTTTCAAGATAAACTTGACAATTTTAAAGATTTCTTATCTAAATTTGAATCTTTGAAAGAAAGCAAGATTATGGAAAATGTACGTAAATTAGTATCTTTTGCTATAACTTTTTCTCTATTTGAGAAACTTAATGTTCCATTATATTTTATGGGGTATACTAAAATTGAAGCAGAGATGTTAAAACAAAGGCGATCTAAATCTCAGAATCTAGATTTTGTTCATTCAGTATTATCATCTTTACATTATCTCACAGAAAAAGGATATCAATATTATATGAGTGGAAATCTTAGTGCTATATTTCATAGTTCTCGAGATTATACCAGATTGATTGATTCTATTTCTGAGTTGAGAAGGCAATCTAAATTTTTAACAAATCCAGAGCCTCATGGTTTTACTGAATCAAAGTATCGTTCTGATTTGGATGATAGTATTGAGAAATTAACTAGTGTTATTAGATTCAACTCAACGCTAAATAAATTTGAGAAAAATAAGTTAAGAGAAATGCTTAATGAATTAAAAATGATGAGATTTGATTTGACCACTATTAAAGCTTCAAGAGAGCATAGAAAAGCTCCGTTTTCAGTCCTCATTTATGGTGATTCTGGGATAGGTAAGACCACCTTGAAAGATATATTATTCTATTATTATGCCGATTTATTTGGTTTAGAAAATGATAAAACATTTTGTTATTCTAGAAATCCTGCAGCAAAATATTGGGATAATTTTGTATCTTCCTGTTGGTGTGTAATTTTGGATGATGTAGCTTTTCGCCACCCAAATTTGGGGGAGGATCCTTCTTGTATGGAATTCTTACAAATTAATAATTCTGTACCATTTGTACCTGATCAAGCTGCATTAGATAAGAAAGGTACTACTCCTTTGAGAGCTGAGTTAGTAATTGGTACTACAAACTCAAAAAATTTAAATGCTCATTTTTATTTTTCTTGTGCTAGTGCTGCTCAACGTAGATTCCCTTATATTATTACTCCTACTGTTAAAGAAGAGTATCGTGATAGTAATGGAATGTTAGACTCTACCAAGAGTGATCAAGTTGAAGGAGCTTATCCTGATTTTTGGAATTTCAAGGTTGAACGTGTCAAGAGTTTACCAGCGATTTCTTCGAACATGGGTAAGCCAGCCACTTTTGAATTGATAGATAACTTTAAAGATATAAATTCATTTCTAGCTTGGTATGGTTCAGCTGCGAAGAAGTTTTCTGATAATCAGAAATTGGTGGAAAATTCAGTTAATATGTTGTCAAAAGTACAAATTTGTAAGGGTTGTTTTAATCCAAAAAACAATTGTACTTGTACTATGAGAGACCAAGGGTTAGTTACCGCATTTGCCCAGATGTTTTGTTATAATTTTCTGAATGTCGTATTCAATATGATAATTACTAACACTATTTATTATCTTTTATTTTTAAGTTATGGTGGGTTATCTGGTATATTGTCAAGAATCACACAAGATTTTTGTCCCCAGCTGATGAGCAAGGCAGTAAAACAAATTTTAGTTAGAACTGGTGAGCGTATGCAACGTAAATTAGGGAAAAATAAAGATTTAATTCTTATTGCTGGAGGGATATCTTCTTGTTTAATCGCTTATAAGACAACATCATGGATTTGGAATAAATTGAACCCATCAGTAAAGGGTGACTCTCAATCTGATTTAGATATTGGTTGTAAACCCAAACCTAAAGAAAAGGAGAGAGATAATGTGTGGTGGAATGCAGAGATGGAATTAGATGAATTTAATCTCACACCTCAAATAACTTCTTCAAAATCTCTTTCGCGTGAGCAGATCATTGCAAAGATTGGTAAGAATTGTTATATAATGCAGGTTGCCAACAAAAGGTTAAACTATAGGAAGACTTTTAGAATCATTTGCCTGAAAGGTAACCTATTTATTATGAATGATCATAGTCATAGAAGTTTCACTCTGGAAGATGAAGTCCATATAATGAGTGCCCATAATAATGGTGTTACTAGAAATATACAGGTCAAGTTGACTGAAAGTAGTACTTTCCGTAATAAAGCGAAAGATATTTGTTTTATACAGATTTTAAATATGAATCCTGGTGCCGATATAACTGGTTTTATTTCGACAAATAGTAGTATAGTCAAACAGAATGGATTTTACATCCATCGCATGGAGGATGGTTCATTAGAGACTACTCTAGTTAAAAATAGTGAAAATGTCACATATAAAGGTGATGATTTTACTGCATGGTCGTATAAAATCATAGTTGAAAAGCCGACTGTCAATGGTCATTGTGGATCTCCCCTAATATTGAGTACTCCTATGGGTTATGTACTAGCGGGATTCCATGTTGGTGGAGATGGAAATATTGCAGCAGCAATTGTTCTAACGAAACTAGATATAGATATCGAGAAGAAGTTTTTACCCATAGTTCAACAAGGCGAACCATTATTATCCGCGCCTTCTCAAAATAGAATTTTAGGCCCACTACATGAGAAAAGTGTTGTCAGATTTATAGAAGACGGTGTTGCTGAATGTTATGGCTCTTTTACTGGATTTCGTAGGGAACCAAAAAGTACTGTAGAAAGAACACCAATATTTAATGATATGGTAGAATTGGGATATTCGTGTACTTATACAAAACCAATGATGCGAGGTTGGCAACCTTTTAGAATTGCCGCCTTGGATATGGTGAATCCAGTTTTCGATTTCGATCCTGATATCTTGGAAGAATGTTCGAAAAACTTCTTGGATTCTATTCTTGGTAAATTGTCTGCGAAGGATTTGTCAGAATTGCATGTTTATGATCTTCATACTGCTGTTAATGGAGCTCCTGGTGTGGCCTATGTTGATAGATTGAAATCCAAGACATCTGCTGGAAATCCATGGAAGTGCAAGAAGACGAAATTTCTTATACCAATTTCCGATACTGATGATTTTGAAATAACGGTTGAGATTTCCGACCGAGTGGCACACATTATTGGTGTGTATAGACAGGGAACTAGGTACCACCCAGTATTTTGTGCCAATTTAAAGGATGAAGCTGTTTCAGAATTGAAAGCTAAAATTGGTAAGACACGAGTGTTTTCTGGTGCTCCTATGGATTGGTCAATAGTGGTAAGAATGTTTTATTTAGCCATCATTCGTTTGATACAAAATAATAAATTTATCTTCGAAGCTGGAGTTGGAACAGTTGCTCAGTCTAGAGAATGGACTTGTATCTTGGATTATTTGATGCGAAGCGATTCTAGAGTCACGCCTTACGAAAAAGAATTTTTGATTAAACGTTTTATAGCTGGTGATTATAAAGCTTTCGATAAAAGAATGAGTCCATTGTTCATTCTTCGCGCGTTTTGGATCCTTATTGAAATCTGTATTAGATCAGGAAATTACACACAATTAGATGTTTGTGTTTTATGGGGCATTGCATACGATATAGCCTTCCCTTTAATGGATTTCAATGGAGATTTGATGCAATTTTTTGGATCTAATCCATCCGGACACCCTTTGACGGTGATCATTAATAGTATTGTTAATTCATTGTATGTTAGATATGCCTATTATACACTACACCCTAAAAGAACTTTAAGTGATTTCGGTGATAATGTTAGATTGATAACTTATGGTGATGATAATGTCATGACTTCTACTGTCAATTGGTTTAATCACACTGCGATGAGCGAATCTTTAGCTAAGATTGGAGTAACTTATACAATGGCTGATAAAGAAGCTGTTAGTCGCCCATTTATCCACTTAAATGAAGTATCTTTCCTCAAGAGATCATGGGAATGGAATCATGAATTAAAGTGCTATCTAGCTCCATTAGATCACGATTCTATCTCAAAGATGCTTATGGTGTGGACTAGATCGAAGATTTCTGAAGAGAATCAGATAATGGATACTATAAAGAGTGCTGTTAGCGAGTACTTTTTCTATGGAAAAAAGGTTTATGAAACAAAAGTCAAGATGTTAAGGGCTGTTGTTCATAAGCGAGGATGGGATGATCTTATTGTTCCCTCCACTTTTCCGACTTGGAAAAATATGAAACAAAGATTCATCTCCTCCACTTTTAAATTGGGATTGAGCGTTGATGATGACTCAGAACTTTATTGTGATTCTGATGATGACGATTATGTTTTTATCGATAATGAACTATCATTACCCTTACAGAATTTGTCAACATTATACCATTGTGGTTGCATGCAATTATCTTGTAAAGATAATACCGATGTAGATTACTATATGCCGCTATATTTGTTAGAAAATTCTTTCTTAAATTATATTATTATTACTAATTTGTGTTTGTTTATTTATATGTATTATTGTGTTATATCTTCTATTATTAGTAGTGATCTAGATTTAAATAAAGTTATTTTCTTAATAACCTATTTTATTTTTACATGCTTATGCAATGGAAATTTTGGTGGAATGTTTATATATTTTGTGATCTACAAAATATTAAAATAAATTAAGGGCGCTGATTTCGTCCTCTTTAATGAAAACCAAACGATCGATTTAAGTGCAGTTACTGTTGTGGTACTATTATCATTACGTTTATGCTATCCACAGAGAGTGGGCACTTATCTTAAACTCACCAGGACGATCTCCGAAGTCTCTATTTAGAGAAGGGGCAGGTTGGTCCCCAGGAACGTAATGGTTCACCGTTATTATTCGAGTCTTAAAGCGGTGTTCTACAATTGACTTGGCCAATGTATGAAAAATACTCCAGATGTGCACGTGGAGTCTAAATGCACAAGTACTTGTTGTAATGATTGGGATGTTGAGTATCCGATGCAATCAGATATACAACAATCCCACAGTGAAAATAATAATACCACTGATGCGACGAATGTTTCCTTCGATGATGAGTTGCCTGGAGAAGTTATAAATATTCCTTCAGCAATCGAAACGGAGAATCCATACATACCATCAGCAGTCGATTTAGCCAAATTTTTAAATAGACCAGTTTTGATTAAAAATTATTCTTGGGTTCTTGGATCTCAAACAAACGATTCGTTTGATCCTTGGAATCTGTATTTTAATCATACATCTATTAAGAAGAAGGTTGATAATTATTATTTGTTACGCTGTAAGTTGAAATTGAAGTTTGTAATTAATGCTTCGCCATTTCATTATGGTGTTATGCTTGCTGCTTACAAACCTTTACAAAAATTTTTGACACCAGCTATAATTGATACTACGCTAGGATCATCTGATTTTTGTAATGTTGGTTTTTCTCAACTTCCCAGAGTTTATGTTTATCCTCAAACTTCACAAGGGGGAGAGATGTCTTTACCATTTCTTTATCCAAAGGAATGGTTAGATGTTACTTCCGCTTCTGAATTGACAAATATGGGAACAGTTCACTTTCGACCATTAACAACATTGCAGTTTGCCAACGCTGGAGTTGGTGTGAATTGTAATATACAAGTGTTTGCCTGGGCTGAAGATGTTGTCATAAGCGGTCCAACCGTCAAATTGGCAATGCAATCCAGTTCAGATGAATACGGTTCGGTATCTGGTCCAGCTTCAGCAGTTGCTAACATAGCTGGGATGCTTGAAGGAGCTCCAGTGATTGGCAAATTTGCTACGGCTACTAGAATGGCTGCTTCAACAGTTTCGGGAATAGCAAAATTTTTTGGTTTTACTAATGTTCCAGTTATTGCTGATGTTCATGCTTTCACACCCAACCCTTTTCCACAATTTGCTTCACCAGAGATTGGTACTGCTATTGAGAAACTGACTCTTGATCCAAAAAATGAATTAACTATTGATCCTAAATCTGTAGGGGTGGATGTGGGTGATGAATTACTCATTACTTCCTTTACAGAAAGGGAATCTTATTTGACTCAGTTTCCTTGGGCTATGTCTGATGCACCTGATAAAGTTCTTTTCTCCACACAGATCTCTCCTTTTATGGAAAGAATTGAGGCTGGAGTTAGTCAAACCCTGATTAATATGACACCTTTATCTTTAGTTGCTCGGATGTTTGCTTATTGGCGGGGAGATATCAAGTTGCGTTTAAAATTCAATTGCTCCCAATACCATAAAGGGCGAGTTCGCATCTCTTGGGATCCTGTTGGCGATATTGGTGCTACAGTTGATTCCACGACAGAGGTTTATACTAAAATCGTGGATCTAGCAAAATGTACTGATATTGATATAAATATTCCTTACATGCAAACTACAGCTTTTTTAAATAGTATCACCACTTTCGCAAACCGTTATGCTAATGACGGTTCTCAAACTAATTCTGCTGGTGCCACTAATGGTGTTTTAACAGTCCGTGTTTTAACAGATTTATCTTCCCCATTATCAACAGCTGATATTCAATGTATTGTTTTTGTTAGAGGTTCTGAGAATTTAGAATTTGCTAACCCAACTAATATTGATGGAACGCATACTTTGTGTGCATATCCAGTTCAATCCAGTATGGAAAATTATGATATAGAACAATCAGTGACTGAAATGGGTGATAGCCCTTCAAATCCTCCCTCACATTCTTATGTTGTTTATCAAGGGGAGGTGGTAAAGAGTATAAGAACTTTAATACGCCGTACGGCGATGCATGGTTTCTTTCCTTTACCTGATTCTTCGGCTTCTACAGCCGCTGGTACGACATCTTTTGCTCGTTTAAGTCGTTACCCTTATTATCCAGGATTTAATGCAAATGCTTTGACAAATGCGAATAAATTATTAGTGGTAGGTACTCAGTATTTTAATTATGTGCAGTGGCATCCTTTAACTTGGGTTTCCCAATGTTTCCTTGGTTGTCGTGGCGCTATTAATTATAGGGTAAATACTAATCGATCAGCAGATACTGTGAATTTGCGAGTTTTGCGAACAAACAGCTATACTAATGATCCTATGACAAAAGCTCTGCAATCTTCTTTCGCTGCTACTAGTGCTACTCAAACTCAACCTAGATTGACTTTGCAATATCACAATGACACCTCTGGTGTTTCGGTAACTAATACGAAAACGAACACGGGATTAAACGTATCAATCCCTTATTATTCTAAATATAAATTTAGAACAACTTCGGCCACCTATACAATTTTAGGTAATTCGGCTGATGATTCAAATCTTGACTGGTATCAAGCCATGGTAGATGTGAATCCTACAGCAGAAGGTGGCACGAATCTTAAAAATGCAGGTTTCCAAATTTACATGGGGGCTGGAACTGACTACAGTCCCATCTTTTTTGTGAATGTGCCAACCCTGTATTTGTATGCAAGCTTGCCAACTACAGTTTAGTTGGTAAACTTTAAAATCAAGTGTGCACGGTGCACTTGTTTTTCTACTTTTAGTAGTTTTGTAGAGATATTACTCTTTGTAAATATAATTTACGATAATATTGATTGTAATATCACATGCCGATAGGCAAACACTCTCGTCCATGGGAAATTTTTAGTTTCTCGTATTATCGACTGGTTTCTTTTTTAGATTGAGTGTTTGCACTCAATGGAATTTTTTAATTGACCGGATAATCGTG